CAACAACCGGCGATGTCGACAAAGATGAACGACAGATGTATTTGTAAATGGGATATGCCGTCAACATTGGAATGTCAAAATCCATAGGAAATGGCCATGGATCACAAGAAATGCGACCCTTAAGCGAGGAAGTGGGACTTGACAAATTTATACAAGATCGCAATAGTCAAACATATCTGGACTCTGTATTTTCTGGAGAAAACATAAAATTTAGCGATGATATTGCAACAAGAGAAAAACAAATAAAGGCAGAATTATTTTCTAGGATATACATGAATCATGTCATTCAACAAATATCGGGAAAAATTATATTTCCTGAAGTCAATCAAACTCAGGGACTGAGTCAAGAATTGCAAGATACATTGAATGACATAAAAACCAGGATTCATACAATTGGAGATGTTCACATGTCTTCGGCATTTACTCCGTCAAGATTTCCTGGTTTTTCCGCTGGAAGAAAAATGACGGATGACATCGAAAAAGAAGGAAGTGAAGGAGAAATCAGAGTCAGAAATAATACATTTTACAGCCGTATTGAATACGCAAGACAAAAAGCAGATAGATACAAAAGAACCTCATCTGTTACTCCCGATAATTTTACTGTGGAGTCCATTTATTCTCCGGAAATGGAAAAATCAGAAAATCCCCAGTACGATGTGTTGGACGCAGTAGCGAGGAACTCGCACGCATTGATTGAGCCTTCATGGTTGATTATGAGGGATATTATTCCCGGTATAAATTCATTTAAAAATGGAACACCACAGCCTTTTTTTGAACAAGTGGTAAAAAAAATACAGTATGTGCGCACACCTCAAGGTGTAAAAATTTCAATACCAGGAAATTCACCAAGCGACTTGTTAAAAAACGCCGCATTGGTGCTTTATGACAAATATCTTGAAGAAAAATCAGAATACGAAAACTGGGCAAATAATCCTCAATATAATGATATTCGCAATAAAATACTAACAACCATATTTGAAGAAGCACAAAAAGATCCAAATTTAAAAAATAAAATATCTCCACAAAATCCTAACATAACAGTTCAAGATGTTGCAGATTATCTTGTAGATTTTAATAAATCAACAAGATCAGACGTAATATCACTAATAAAGAACGCTACTCAATCAACCGGTATTAATGCGAGTGATGCAAATAGGGCAATGCTTTGGGGCGTACATCTTGCAAGCAAAAGGGAAGGAATCGAACAATTAACACCACAAAGAAGGGCAGTACAAGATTCCAATGACATTTACATGTTATTTCCTCAATTAACTGCAGCCATGACCGGTTGTTTTGAGATAGAAAAAAGCAGAGTGGGATTGGGAGTATTTTCCAGTGCAAATGATAGACAATCAAAAATAGACACGGTAAAAACAAACTTGACTTTTGGAGACTGGGTTAAAAAATCATTAGAAAAAATAACAAATTCTACAAATAGAACGCCGCAGCAACAGCAGCTAGCGCAATTGTTCAAAGATGTTGATAATGCGATGCAATTTGGATTTTCCTAAGGATTATGAAAATGAGCAATATATTGAATTTTTCTAATATTTCCAGTGCAGCATTTGGACATTGGATAGTGCTTCCAAATGGAAAAATATCGTATATGTTAGGAAGCATGCATGAAAATCATCCTCACAAAAAAATTCGCGACACTACATCTAACATAAAAGGCATAAAAAAAATTTCTGTCCACGGGTTGGAATCTGAACATTACGAAGATGGATCATACAAAATTGGAATTCAAGTCGTAAAACATGGAAAACTTGAAGATTTATCAAATTTAATACAAAGAGAATTGCTTCAGCAATCCAAAATAATTCACTCAAAAATAAACGGACACAATTGCAAAACAATTTTATTTAAAAATTCAAACATAAAATTGCAAATTATTGATCACGGAAGTTATCAACTTCTTGTGTTACGTGAAGCCAATCATCATCCGGTTTCGTGTCACATAAAAAAAACCGACAGTGAAGAAAACAATGACAATAATTTCATAAAAATTGCCGCAGAATACCTTGCGCATGAAAATCACAGGACTTCTCTTGCAATACATGGAAATGGTATCATTAGTCATGCACCTGATCATATAATGTTTAATATAAGCCCAATATTATATTGGCCATCTCATGAAAGAAATCTGTTTTTTCGCACTCCAGATGTTGCATTTTAAGAATTCAAGGACAGAGGAACAATATGCAGTCGACAACGGAGCAAGATGCAATCCCATTTTTTTCAATTCCAGAAAGAACGATGCCTTCTGTTGATTCGTTATCAAGTGATGAACTTTCAGGAATTTTTGATTATCTGGATCCAAAATTTTTTCATTTGCCAATTGAACAAGTATTGCCTTCATACTTGAAAAAAGAATCGGCAGTATTGCATGAAGAAAAACAATTTTCAAATGGATTAAAAGAAATTTTTCCGTCAAAGGTTTTTTCAGATCAGGAAATTCAAGAAATTTCTACAAAATTGTTTGCATTTATGAAAATGTATGCATATTGCAATAAAAAAAATATTCCCATACAAGATTGTGAAACATTGCTTTCCCTTATCACAAATATTTACACTTCTGACCAAATTATCAAATTTGGAAATCTGATAACAAAAACATACAAAATTATCATGGGATTGCTTGATTTTCATCACAGAATCGGCAAGTTCAACTTCTATGTCAAAAATCCAGACATGCTTTTCCCCGAAGAAGATATTGAAGCGGAACAATGGGGACAAGGAGCATATTCAAAAACGGGTGTATGGTCTTATGGCAAGCAAGATATGGCATTTTTGCCAACTGTTCGTGCAACGTTTGTTGCAAATGGTCGTCACCCTCATCATGATTTTGAAATGTCGGTGTTGCAAGATGCCATCATGGAAGGCAAAATTATTGTCACTTCTGAGTTTATTGACAAGCAAATGATATTCACAAAACATGGATACATTGAAGAATCAGAAAGGAAGCAGCATCAACGCAGTGCATTTCTTTATGTATTCAATCAAGCAAAACAAATGTCAAATTGGCATAAGTATTCAAACAAATACATGAATACGTTGCGATGTGAAATAAAAAACAACCGTCAAAACAAAATTTTTTCAGTTTCTTGCAGGACATTCAAAGGGCTATCTGGATTGGACGAACACTGGATATTGGAAATATATAATTTGCACGGCAAAAAAATTGGACACATTACCACAAATTTCAAAGAAACAGATTTCATAAAACACGTTGCTCGTCCGTGCGCTGCATTCATTTCTTCGTACATGATGTCAGAACTGGCAGTGTATGTGTATTGTGCAGCAAAAAATGCTCCATTGCCTCATGAGGCCATTTGCGCTCCAAATTCGAATCCTTGGAGTGCCATGCGAATCGCAGGCAACATTCACTATTTGCCATCATCTTCAACGGGACAACTTGCCTCTTCAGCAACAATGATTCAGCCATCGTATTTTCCGACAAGATCAATGCATCCTGTGTTGAATATATTGTTAAATGAAAAAGAAAATGAAAACAACAAAATTTTCAATCCTAATTTGTGGTGGGAAACATTTCAATCAGCAGTTTCAATAAAAAAAATATCACAGGATGCATATCGAGTAGAATATCCCGGAAGCAATTATCATGTTGATGTTGAAAAAAAGGAAATTCATAAAGGATATTTGATTACACTCGCAAATGATTTTTTTGAACAAATTCAACAACTATTCATTCCTGCTGATCAAGAAGACGAAAATAACTTGCTGGGAATTGTTGCGTTTGCTCGATGCATGAAAATAAGAAATGCTCCATCTTTTGAAGAATTTGGGTTTTTTGTCAATAATGATGAGCTTTTTTGGAATTCCAAGGAGAAACTTAATTCAGAGCCTTCAATTGGAATGCCAAATAAATTGCCGCCTTTGTCAATTCCAGAAAAACCTATTTCCTACAGTATAAATAATTCTTCAATGACATTTGTCAAATTTTCAAACATGAATGAAATAAACGGAAATCTTACAAAATATTTGAAAACATTTGAAAGAAATGAATTATTGGATGTTTCCCAGGAAACAAACTCAATAAATGATTATGAAAATTTTTTTCACAGCGTATTGAATTTCTACGATTCAAATATTTTGTCAACTCGCATTGTTGATCAAGAAAATGCAATGCAAATGATAAATATTGCGCCAATTATTCAAGCAGTTCATTCATTGTCTGTTCATGCAAACAAAAAAATGATTGTTCCTCAATTGGTAAAAGTAAATGAATTTGGTCAACATGAAGACAAATCTGCAAAACCTACGCAATTTCAATTTATTAAAATTGAAAATCAAAAATTCAATTTTTCATACAAGATTATTCTGCATTCAGAAAAAATCATGAGGAATACTCGCTCTCCAAGCAAAGTAAAAAAAATAATTGTAAGTGACTTTTCCAAGAATTATTCATTTTCAATAATATGCGAAGACATCAAAAACAATCCCATTTTTGTTTACAAGCCTCAAAGACAGTTTTCATTTGGAAACGTAGACATATTCTCAAACATAGAAATGATCATTTGCGGCTATCTTCCCGATTTTATTTTTTGGGTGAACACAGATGGCATGAACATCCACAAAAACATGAGGATATCTACGGGAAATTACGCCAAAACAATGGAAAAGATATCAATTGCCTCGAAAGACGCGACAGTGAAATGGAACATGCCGTTTTCGCCGAGTTGCACCATGATGAGCGCTCAATACGAAACGGTAAAATCCTGGATCACCAGGCAGTTTCCCTCGCTGAAAGGAATGAAGCAAGGACCAGGACATGGAAATTTTGATGTGTTAACACACATGTTGAATTGCGCAACCCTTGTAGACGTAGTGCGATCAGATGGATATTGTCCAGCAGCACAAATCAACAATGATCGCATGACAATGATTCTTCGTGTTGCCGCAGTGTTGCACGATGTTGGAAAAGCCTCAAAGGAAGATGGAGGTGTTGGCGGAATTTCCGAAGATCATCCAAGATACTCGTCAATTCTTGCAGAGCCTCTTGCGTCAGAATTCTATTTCGATCCCGAAGAAAAAAATCTTTTATTGAAGCTTATCAGATATCATGATGTTTTTGGAAAAGCGCAAACAGGAAAAATAGGGTCAATTGACGAGGCAATTTCTCATGTAGCAAAAATCTCCGGAGATGTGTTGTCCGCAGACATGTTGTATCACATTTATCGTTGTGATGTGGACAGCATTCCTGCTTTGGGAATAGAAGGCAAGAATGTTGCCGAAGAAATATCTGAGCATACCTTGGTTTCTGCGGAAACATTATTAAACATGGTAAAAGAATATATTTCGGTCAATAAATTTGAACCGATTGACATGCAACAAATATGGACCGAAGACAGAAAGTTGTTTTCAGGGAAAAAAATTCCTACGCAAGGAAGAAAAACAATACTTTCCGGTGAATTTGTGCAAAAAGTAAATGATTTTTCGGAAACACATGCGCTGTTTACCGGAGAAAAACCAAATCAATTATACAATCCACAATATTTTAAAAAAATAAAATTAATGATAAAACAAATTAAAATAAGTCCTGATATTTCACATGCGCGAGATTTGGGAATGCATTATGATGGGGCTACTGGATCTGTGGCACGATGTTTCATATGGACAACTAGGGATTTTGTAAACAAGATGTTTTTCAATGGGGTAAAAAATTACATAGGATTGTCATACTCTGGCATACACGCACTTGTAAACTCTCCCATTGGCAACAAGAAATCTATTGCCTCGATACTCAGTACAGAGAACAATTATGAAAAAATAATTGATGATAAATTTCTCTTGGTATTTGATTATCATGCTGGAAAAATCATTGATCAAAATGATGCCGAAGAATTAATGACTGTATGGAAAAAATGGAAACAATACAAGGAAGGATTTTCTGCATTTTCATTGACTGTAAATGAAATAGACATGTTTGACATGAATTCATTGGCACTTCATCTGGGGTATTCAACAATAAGAAATAACGACGGAACAATTGTTTGTCTTGATCCACGAAGAATTGCAATAATTGGAGCGTATGAAATAACAGATAGCAAATCGCAAGTTGCACCAAGTGTTTTTGCAACCAAAAGTTACTATGGAAGTAATCCTGCAACCATTGAAGTGCTTCTTTCATCGGGTCACGCGGAAAAAGTGATTTTACCCAAAATTAATTTTTCAGAAATATTTCTGGAAACAAATCATACTCATTATTTTGACAAAAATGCATGGGATGGCGTTCCGATGGAAGAGTCATACAAAAGGGAATTAGCATGAAAATCCCTGTTGTCTCACAAAATTTTACGTTGAATAATGATGAGTCTTCAATTGTTCAAAGTCAATTTGGTCAACTCTTGAAAGATACGGAAAACAAGGATTGGTCAAAATTTTTCATTGATGATTTGTCAAAAAAACTCAAGCAATATAAATCAACAATTCCGCAAAACATTTTGTCTCGTCCCGAGCAAGTCAGGGAAATGATGGCATGCTTGGGAGTTCAGCGAGTTGATTTGCCGAAAATGCCAAATGGGAATCATGTAACATGGTGGTATTTTTTGCAGTTTAAATCATGTCTTTCGTGTGTTTATCTTTCAAAAAAAGATGCATCGTATCCATTGAAAAGAAAATGTCTTAATCCAAAAATTCAATTTCCAGAATTTATTGTGTATTCGTCAAGTCTTGACACATGTACTCATTGGCGAGCAGGATATGATGATGAACGAATCGAAGAACAGAAATCAATGGGCATGAATGAATCATCATTTATTTGGGCATCCCTTGTTGCATTGGGAATATCGGAAAAGCCCACGACATTGCTTTTGCCGATGGTGGGAATCCCACAAATATTTCGTGCTACTCCCGAAGTTATTCACGCGACAGAAATACACAACAGTATTATTTATGATTATCTTCAATTGTATTACCTCAAGCAAGCAGGATACAAAATTGATGACGAAGAGTTTCAAAGTGCGCCTTTGGAAAATCTTCCAATCATAAAAGCTGAAAATTTTGACACAAATGTCGTACAATCTGGGGTAATGATATGACCATGAAAAATCTTAAAAAATCACAAAAAGATATCTTGCCCATTAATTGGTATTGGCCTAAGAACGAGGAGGATTTTTCTCGCCTGAGTGACAAAATTGTGGAAAACACAACCACCATAGACAATGACAAAAAAATTGCCAGTAATACCGAAAAAATCATCAATGACGCAAAAAAGAAGTTAAGCGGCAAAACGGTAGCCGGAAGACTTGTCACTGCTGACGATTTTGAAAAATTGCTTTCAAGTTCTGTTGAGCAAAACGCAAAAGAAATGGCTTTTGGAGAAAAAACAGGCAAACCCAAAGGATACAATGCGGCAATGCAAATAGCAATTTCCGGACGAATGCTTGCAATGCAAAAAGCCATTGCAAGAGCCGGAATTCCTGATCAATTCATGTTTGTGGATGATGAAAACAAAGAACTTAAAAAAAAAATAAATACTGATGTTTTGCAAAAAGCCAAAACAAAAAAACGCGATCTCTACACAAGAAACGGATTCTCGATTCCTCCGGGAAGTTTAAGCTACATGGATGTTCCCAAAAAAACGCTTGGGATCATTCCTGAAATCGTTCCTCAATGGGGAGCAGACCCCGTTGACCCGGCAAATCCTGAAAAAGTAACGTATTCAGGAGCCAAAGGAGCAATTGGAAGAGCGGCACAATTTCCATTAAACATTCTTGCATTTGCCGCAATGTATGGATTAGATATTGCAAATGCAACATATTCTGGTGCTACGGGAGGACGCAGCATTCCCGGATTATACAGAAGGGAATACGCGAATGAAGGAGATGCTGCATACAATCCCAATCCAGCTGCACAACAGAATATAATATATGTAAGTCCTCTTCAAAGATTCTTGCAGGGACAGGGGGCTTTGGCATCAAGGGTCATGGGCGCACAAATTCGCGAAACAAATCCCAATGGCAGTCCAGTCACTGAAAAAGATCCAGGAATTTCATACAACAGCCAGAAAAACATATACGAGCAGAATCCCATGCCTCCTGCCACAATAACAGATTCAAAAGGAAATCAAATTCCCAATCCGGATTATGAAAAGTTGCCAGACAAGCAAGTCTGGTCCAGAAATCCATGGTGGTGGGGAGGGGGATTCCCTACATTGCAACAAAGGGGATCAGAAGATCCAAGTATCATTATCTCTAACGGAAGAAGAACTAGAGTATACACAGACCCTAAAATGAAGCAAAAGGCAAGGACCGAACACGAACAACAGTTCGATTCCGATTCTTACAGGTCATATCTTAATTCTTTGTTTGATTCTTTGCGATTACAATATGGGAAAAGCTTTGCTGACAAAGACCAGAATCATCTGGATCATTGGAATATCATACCGGAAGAATGGGAACAAGAAAAAGCCCAGCCATTTTTTAATTCAGTCAATTATGAAGCCTTGGAAAATCAGTACAAAAAAGACTTTGTTGAAAAACATGTCAATGAAGCAAAAGACCAATGGAACTCCATGTATGATCCGACAAAGGAAGGATTGACTGCCGCTTCGGGAAGAATAATTACCCCGAAGGCAAAACGTTTTTCCACAAAAAGAATTGTCGAAGGATTTCCAAGTCCAGATCCTACCAAATGGAAAGGTCATCAATCCGCCGTTTTGGATAATTTTCGCACAGAAATGTTGGATCCAAATCAAATTTCTCAAGATCCATTTTGGCAACATGCTTTTTCACATAGCATCGGTAACACTAAATTGCATGTTGCGACAAATCCAGAGTTCACGCATACTCCAAAACCTTAAATTATTAGCTCATTGGAGAAAATCATGGAAACATCAGCACAAAAAAGATATGAAGCAAAATTAAAAAGCAGAAATGAAAGAAAAGCATTGTTAAATCTTCATAATGCAAAAAACAAAATGAGAAGAAATCCACTGGAACGAAGTTTGACGAACAAAATCAAAAACAGCGTTGCGCGTTTGGAAAAAAGCGGCAACTCGTTTGAAACGGCAATTCCCATGCCAACGATCATGGGAGGAAATGCCTTCGATTGGGACGCGCCAAAGGCAAATACATTTGTCATTGTTCCCATAAACAATAAGAAATCTTCTCTTCATGGAAGATTTGTTGTACTTGAAAAAATGGAAAATGGCTTGTACAAAATTGCGAAAAAAGATCACCGCAAGAAAATGTCCGAGGAGGAGGAGAAAATGGAAGAAAAAAAGCGCAAAATTGCCGACACTGATCTTGACAAAGAACGTATCGAAAAGGCCAACAGGGCTGCTGCATATTCAAGATCATATATGGTCAATTCTCCCGGTGGAACACATGCAAGGGGTCTTGCTCCATCATCGGTAAGAAAAATGCGAAGATTGAAAATGTCTCTAGCTGAACAAATTGTTCACGAAAGACGTAATAGATTGGAAAAAGCACTGGATAAATGGAAGTAATTCATGAAAAGGGTTGGGCCAAGCTCATCGTTGCCCCCAAAAAACTCGGGCATGAAAACGACAATAAGTTCCTTACCCGGTCAAAGAGGATCAAGGTATTACGGAGATCTTCCCAAAAATATTCAAAAAAAAATATCATCTTCTCCTTCGGGGGCAAAAGCAACAAATATAGAAAATCAGCTTAGATATGCATTACTTAGAAAAGGAATAAATTTTATTGAACAAGCTGACATAGGTCCATGGTCAATTGATTTTTTCTTGCCGGAACATAATGTTATTATCGAAGCAGATGGAGAATTTTGGCACAACAACATGAAGACAAAAATGAAAGACAGACGCAAAGATTCATGGTTAATGGCAAAAGGTTACAAGGTTTTTCATTTTGAAGGAAAGCAAATCACTGATGACGCCAATGCTTGTGTTGAAAAAGTGATAAAATCGCTTGAATATTTTATGATTGAGAATTTGGATGAAGCAAATAATGAGAAAATTCAGAAAATAGAAAATGAAGACGAAGATGAAGAATACGAACGATGGATTACAAAACGATGAACAAAAATCTTTTCTTATTGAAAAACTTCAAAAAAGTCTTCAAAAACCGCATGTGTCTGTCTCTGGAAATTTTGTTTGCACCAATCCGCAATGCAAAACAAGAATGATAAAATCAAATGCAACGATTGAATTAAATTCTGTTGTTCACAAAGCTGTAATGATAAATTCAAAAACAAAAGTGTTTATTCTGGGAAAATCACTTGTTCTTGAATGTGTTTGTGGAACACGATATAGTATAGATAATCAAAAAGAACAGGAAAAATAAAATGCAAATATCTGCTATGTCAATAAGCACCAATTTAAGCGAATATAGCAGGTACGAAGAAAGCAGGAATACCATTGATGTGCTTGTTTCATTTACAGGAACAGTGACAGAAGGGGAATCATTTATTGTTAGGGTTAAAAAAGTTTCTTCATTGAATCATCCTGATGAATTATGCACAGTAATGAAAAACACTGTCGTTGTTACTTCGCAAATTGCTACAGAAAACAAATTTTCTGTTTCTTTTGTCATCGGTTCTGATGATTTAGACAAAGACTCGATAAATCGTGCAATTTCCGGGAAATACCGTATATCGGTTGAAAATTCCATTGATTCTTCCCAATACTGGGAAATGTCCTCCAAAATCACGATTACGTTATTGACAACAAAGAAAATGAAAGAATCATGGTTATTTGGTGTTTCATTAAAGGCAAAAGAAATTCTCGCGCCAAAATTTCAACCAAAAATAATTACGGGGTTGAATATAGATGAGGTTTCCTATGGAATTATTCCGGGTGTAAAAGTCTTTACATTAAAATATCTTAATCCGAATTGGACACTTGAGTGGTCAGATGATGACCCAATAGTGATAGAACCGAATACAAATTCCCAATACATAATGACTGATCAATCGACAATAAATTACATGCTCGTTACAGTAGATTCATCATTGTTGCCAACTTCCGACAAAACGGAAAACATTCTTATTACAGAATCAATGATGAGTGACGATATGATACAGGAAAGAATCAGAAATTCAATCAGAACCGTTGAGTCGAAATTGGGATTTCCTATTGAGCCATACATATACACTACGCTTGCTGCAACACCTGGATACGAAAATGATCATATGGGCCAAATACGACAAGAGGCTTATTGGGACAGAATAGGGAGGCCCGTGGATTATCGCGTCAATGTAAACTCAGGAAATTGGCCGGGATTTCGGTTTCCTCAGCAATGGTGCCTGAAAATTCACCGTCTTGTTGGATATTTCGGCGTGAACAAGCTTGTAGAAGTCGATGGAGATTGGTACAACAACACGGTTGACAGAATAAGCAGTTTTGTCACCCTTGTTCCTTCAATTCGAAGTTTTGTAAGTTGGACAGTATTTGCAAATCCCATGTTGTCTCCTTTTTACATGAGAAATGATTTGCCATCATTTTGGAATTACACGGCAACTTTTGGTTTGCCAGATTTGGAACAAAACGACCGAGCTGTTGTTCTTGAGCTTTTGGCACGAGTTGCGACCAGTGCCATTCTTACTGAAGCGGGAAGGGCATATCAAGGCGGCGTAGGCGGCGAATCCGCGTCCAGAGATGGATTGTCAACCAGCCTGTCCTATAATCCGGGTGGCCCTTATGCTACCACCATTCAGGCACATGAGCAATGGATACAGATGGAGATTCCAAGAATCAAATCCAAATTGGGCGGGTTTCTCATGGGTGTCATAGGAGCGTAAATGCCAATTCATATTCCTTTCCATACCCGAATGATATTGTCGCATGGAGAAATTGTCACACATTATCAAGGACAATTGTGCACGTGTTCTCCAACGGGAAAACCGGAAGATGCCAACATCACCTGTGTCCGGTGCAATGGCTTGGGAATGTATTGGATAAATCCCAAGAAAATCATTGCAGTCATCACTGGTCTTGATTCTGACAGAATAGGAAGAATGTGGCTGCAGACTGGCATGGCACTCCCTGAAGACATGTCCTGCTCTCCCTTGCCCAATAGCCAAAGAAGATTCAAGGATTATGACAAGATTATTCCAACGTGGAGCAGGGGGTTTCCATATCCAGGAGAATTGCTAATTCGGGGAAAAAAGGAAAAGCTGATTTATACTCCGGTAAAGAAAATACTTCGCGTTTCCCAGGTAAATCCGGAAACGGGCACGGAGAAGACATGGGAACAGGATGTCGATTACGTGCTCGGAGGAAATGAAGGAAAGACTTTGATATGGAATTCCAATGAGACATCTCCTGCCTTCGAAACAACCTACGCGGTTGTCTATGAGCCAACGTTTGAATTCGTGACGTGGACTCCTCCGGCTCCCCGATGGGAAAAAGGCAGAGATCTCGGTCTTCGTGTATTATTGAGAAAGGCGCATCTTCCGTGGCCGTCCAGCAACTGGGGGTAGCGCACTAATCAGGAGTTAGGCAATGTCAGCATACGGACAATCTGGTGGATTTCGCTCTTCGGGGGGAAGGGATTCCGGGCCATCTTACAATCATGTACTTCAGGAAATTCGCAATGCAGGAATGATTTCCACGGACACTTCCGTGGAGGTTGCTCCGACTCCCGCAAATGAGTATCTTTGCGTGATCAAGGCTGAGGTGATCATGCCCCCATTGCGGGAAGGTGATCCTAACCGTCGTTACACGTCGATGGGAGCGGCATACCCTCGCAAGAATGCAGCCAACGTGATTCATGGAGTTTCCAATCCCGCGTTTTACATGCATATTGCAGAATCACGTGCAAAGAAACGCGCATGGATGGATGCCCTTGGGCGCAATGACGGGCTTGAAGAAAACATACGCGAGGAAGTGTTTGCAGAGCGGAATTCTTCAATTAGTCGCGCAACCGTTGTTCCTGCCCTTCCTGTGACATGGCGGATGTCTGATGATGCCGCAACGAGGATCAGCACCGCACTTGCCCTTTCGTTTGATGAGGCAAAGAACATGTCGCGCGAAGAGGCGGCAGCCGCTGTAGCAAAGATCAAGAGCATGTCTCAGCCACGAAACACGGAAAACGACCCTTTCTAAATTTTAAAAACATCAAGGCTATTTGACGAGAAAATAAAAGGTATTATATAGACAGTACGAAATAGGGTTATTGCAGATTGCAAAAGGACCATCTTCGTCGCTAGGAATGCATTTCATTTCCGGTGATAAAGATGGTCCGTTTTTTTTGAGGATGGCAACAATACAATGAATCAACTTGAATCTTTGAAACAGCACAGGCAAAGTTTGATAAGCGAAGGCGTAACTGCGACATTTCAGGTTCCGCTCATGTTTAGCAAGGCATTCGTTGGTCAATACACAAATAAAACCGGCGATATTAAGACTGGGCGCATCATTGAGGGTATTGCATCAACTGAAGACAAAGATCAGCAAGGTGAAATTGTCATTCAGGACAAAATGGATTGTTCGTATCTGCTTGAAAAAGGATACCTAAACTGGAATCATAGTCACGCACCAGAAGATCAAATTGGAAAACCGCTTGAAGTCATCAAACTTCCGGGTGGACCAAATACACCAAATGGACTTCCTGCCACGTTTTTTCGTGCACTTCTTTTTGAAAGCATGCCAAGATCTGAGGCAGTATGGGGCCTTTCCAAGGCTTTGGAGGATGCATCAGGGATTGGAGAGGATCGCTTTTTGGGATTTTCTGTCGAGGGCGGAGTTCGGGTTCGTCACGGAACTGTTCTTGCCGAGACGGTAGTTCGCCACATGGCAGCAACACATGAGCCTGTCAATGCGCAAGCCGTTGCGCGTTGTGTCATGGCAAAAAGTCAAGGATTCAGGGTTCAGGACTCGGTAATGATTGACACTCTTGACAACAACATCCCTCATTTCATTTTTAAAAACTTTGGTGAACTTGTCAAATCCTTATATTTTGAGAAAACTTTTGGACTTGGGAACACGGGCAACATTGGACCAGGTTCAACTGGGCCTGCTGTCTTGACAACGGAAAATTTGGTTTCTCAAAATGGCCAAAGGAATAAAATGGATTCTGCAATGAAAAATTCCCGCCTTAAGAAGTCGTTGTATTCCATGGAAGATTTTAACGAAATCATATCAATGTTGTATGATGATTGCATAGATGGCAACAATTGCAAAATGAATGAACAATTCAAGAAAGGATATCAAGGAGCATTAGATCATCTTGTATACTGTTGTGGAATACAGCCGATGTTGGCTGCTGAAGTTCTTGCCAAGAACTTTAAATTATTCAAATCGCAAACTATCCATTAAGGAGAAAATTTATGGCTAATGAAATGAACGCGGCTCGTGCCAAGTTGGAAAGAGAGTTGAATCAGCATAACATTCCTGATGCCTTGTCTGTTTTGGACAAGGCCGTTTCTGGATTGATTGATTTGGCCAAGAGTGGCACGATCACCGACAAGGGAAATCTTCAGGGCAAATTGCTGACTTCGCCTTTTGGAAAACAAATTGATGGCGGATCACCTGATATCCTGAAAATGGGTAAGCGTGGATTGATCAACCCTGAGAAATTTGCGGGAGTCTATTCGGTTTCTCAAAATGTCGAAGGAAGCAGCAACAAGCGCAAAGGAAAGCATTCCAAGAATCAGCAAAGCACAGCTCTTCCCAAGATGGGCAAGGCCATGCCGGGCGGACCTCCTCCGGGTGGCCCGATGGGCGGACCTCCTCCGGGTGGCCCGATGGGCGGACCTCCTCCGGGTGGCCCGATGGGCGGACCTCCTCCGGGTGGCCCGATGGGCGGACCTCCTCGGGACGATGATGATGAGGGCGGAGACATTCCTTGTCCTCCGGGCATTGATCCCGCCATGTGGGCAAAACTCACTCCAGATCAGAAGCAGATGGTCATGCAAGAATTGCAACGTCGAATGCAGGCTCAGCAAGGCGGCCCGGGCCGTCCGGACGGCAATCCTGATGGTGACCAGGGCGCTGAGGACGATATGGAGCCGCCTGAGAAGGAAGATGATGGGCAGCAGCCCATGGGCAAGGCAATGAATCGTCGTCGTGCCGATGACGACGATGATTATGACGACGATGATGATGAAGACGACGATGATGAAGATGAAGATGAAGATGAAGATGAAGATGAAGAGGAAGAGGAAGAGGAAGATGAGGATGGCGACGGCATAGATGATGAGGAAGAGGAAGAGGAGGAGGAACAGAACTCGCGTTTTCGGGCAATGGCTCGTGCCAGAGCGAAGAAAAACACGAAGAAAAGCTTTGCTCCTGTTCAGCTCGGAGACATTCACAAGGCTCTCGTTGACGGACCTGATGGTGCACGAGTCGCAGAAGTGGTTGAAGCCAGCAAGGAACTTGCCCAGATGGTAAATGTTTTCGGACGTTTCCTCTCTGACATTTCCGAGCAGGTGGAGGCAGTTCGCGAAGAGCAGTATCAGTCCACCGCAATGTTGGCCAATGCGGTCAGCACTGTTGTCAAGTCTCAGGCCGCACTTGCCTTGGGTCTTGAAAGAATGGCGAAATCCACAACGGCACTCGCGCAAAACGGTGGGGCACTGAACAAGTCTTTCGCCGGTGGCAGTGAAGATATGCGCGAAGTGAATCCCGGAGTGCTCATGAATGGCAGGGTTCTTGTTGAAGGCCAAGCACTTCGCAAGGCAAATGTCATGATTGATGATACTGGTCGCGCAATTGTTGATGGGACAGATACTGAACAGCGTCTGACCAAGTCGCTAGTTGGTTCCATCATCCAGCAATCTGTTCTTGATGGCGAATTTTCGCCGAAAGAAGCCTTGCGGTGGTTAACTGAGACCGATAGTCCAACTACTGGTCCAGTGGGAGTGTTCAAGCAGCTTCCTCCGAAGTTGCAAGAGCGGATCTTGAATAAGGCGCAGTCTTACTAAAAAAAGGAAAAAGGAGAACCATTATGTCGCTGTTAACAGAATTCCCTTCGGGGTATCGCAAACCGGAGCCATTGAACAAAAGCTTCGATATGACTGTCCGGGACTGGAGCCGTCAGCAGTTCGGAGGAGATGACATTGTTGATGAGATTCGCAAGGCTCTCAACACGGGTATCGTCACTTCCACTGGAACGAATCAGTATGGTCCTGTCTATCCCAATTCAGGTGGCCAGGGAGCTGGACAAGGTAGCGCATTGCGCCTTGAGAACCTTGACAACACCATGACCTCCGTTCTTGCGACGGCAGAGCATCTCAAGATTTTCAGGTTCCTCCACAAGGAGCCGAGCAAGCAGCCATTCTATCAGTGGAACCGTCGTGATTCCTATGGCTCCACCAGAGGACATTTCGGATTTGCCGAAGGTGGCGCTCCTACGGGTGGAGCTGGCCAGTGGAGCCGTAATGGGGCGTACGTGAAGTTCCTTGGAACTCGCGGTGGTGTAACTCATCCGGCAGTGCTGACCAACATCCTTGGCGGAATGTCCGTTGATCCGGTTGCTGAGGATCAGCTTGGGCGCACCATGGATTTCATGCAAAGAATTGAGCGAGCCATCATGTATGGTGACGAATCGATTCTTGATGCTTCGGGCTCGGATTCGAACTATGATGGTCTTGTCAAGCAGCTTACCACCAAGCGCAAGAAGAACATCATTGACTTGAAGGGCAAGCCTCTTACCATGGACATTATTGCAAATACAGCTTCGCGCTTGGTAACAGAGGGAAAGCTCCTTTCGTTCCAGGATGTCACATTGTTCATGAGTCCGCAGAACATTGAAGATTTTGGCAAGTTGCGTTATTCGACGCAGCTCGGCACAATCAACGGTACTGCGAACGTTCCATTCGGGCCGGGTACCAGTGTTGATCGTTCTGATCTTTCGACATCCGCACGCAACAATCTTCTGGCGGGTCTATCGATTGTCGGACAATCGACTTCTTTCGGTGTCATTCCGTTTGAGTGGAGCATCTTCACGGAACCTGTGGAGGGTGGTGCACCGCTTGTCGATGGTGACTCAGGAACGGGTGTTCCTTCGGCTGGTCCAGCCGCCGGTCAGCTGGTTATCACTTCGCTGCATAATACCTCCGCTGGCATTGTCTCCAACATGGAAGCCGGAGATTACGCCTATGCTGTCTCGTCAGTAAGCGATTCGGGAGAAAGCGCTCCTGCAAAGGTTGCACTTGCCGTGGGTTCCGCCGGTACATCTACGACTTCCGATCCGACTCTTGCCAATCTTCCCTTGTCCAGCGTTGCCAATGGGGTCTCAGCAAATCCGCGAGTGTATGTAACCGTGGCTGCTGGCGATTCGGTCATCCTTTCGATTCCTGCGGTCGACAAGGCAAAGTCTTTCCGGGTGTATCGCTGCAAGTTGATTTCCAGCTCGGAAACTGCGCCTGGTTTTGGAGCTACCGACAGCGAAGGGAAAAACCGCTGGCAGTATGTCGGACATCTTCCCGGAACGGCTGGTACGTTCACGGATCGCAACGGCACGCCGGAGCTGTACAACAACTTCCGTCCGGGAACAAACATTGCACCGCTGATCTGCCGCAATTCAGCTGACCTTTGCATTGCTCAGATGAGTCCACTGCTCAAGATGCCGCTGGCTCCAACGAACACCACGTTTGAGTATTTGTTGCTCTTGTATCATACGCTCGTTCTCAAGTCGCCCGAGAGACAGTTCATCTTCAAGAATGTTGGTGCTCTCAACTAATATTGATATACTTAAATAGCGTTGAGGAACCGCCGGGGAAACGGGTAACCATTCCCGGCGGTTCCTTGTTTTGAAGAAAGAGGATTTTCATGGCTAGGAAAAATGCGCAACAACTTGCCGAAGAAGCAAAGGAGAGGTTGAGGATTGCAAACGAGAAACAGCAAGAAATTGCCTTGCAAGCAATACAGTCGATTGAGAATGGCGCTGACCCAAAACTTGCAATGATGATTGCGGAAGAAGCAGCAAAATCTGTTTCTTCGAGACGTTTAACGCAAGAGCTGGATCAATCAAGCAAGAAAGTCATGCAGATATCTCCGGAAGAACAGGAAACAAGTCACATTCGTTGGATTCCCGAGGAAATTCCTGCGTATTCAGAGGCTTCATCAATTGAGTGTCGTGTCTTGGAACGTCATCCCAATAACGAACTTATAGATTTTATTGTCAGGGATCATGATCCTATTGCTCTTCCCGAGTATGCAGCGGATTACATGATCAAAAAATATCCCAATCATTTTGCGAGAGTTGAGAAAAATTGATGGCTACATTAGGACAAGCACGATTAGCGAAACTTGATGCATTGCCAAGTGGATCTTTTGTCATTGACGATGTCAATGAGGCGATGAGATATTGGTATTTGTCCGGAATTCCAACGGTTATTCTGAATGCATTGAATGGATCTCAATCAAGTGACATTTATGATCTTCCGGGCCGAAACAGCTTTATCGTTGATAACAGGACAGCAGTAATTGTCAATGTGCAAGGCTCGCTTGATGGAACAAGTTTCGTAAACATTTGCAGTACAACTGCAACGGCGACAATTCAGACATTCAATGTTGTTGCAGCAAGTGCATTCAGATACTATCGATTGACTTCAGCATCGAATGCAACTGCCAATTTTTCTGCAGTGAGAAACTAACACCATGTCTGTTGCCGAGTACGTATTCATCAACAGGATCACTGATTTTTACAAACGGATGCGTGCTGGAGAATTTCCTGAAAAGCTCGATGAAATTTTTTATTTTCTTGATGAAAAAAGCAAGGTCATGACCAAGAAATGGCTCATGGATGAACGATTCGAGTGGACGATTGGCAAGGGATGGAGTTTGCTTACCCAAACCCCTCCCATTGTTGCGCAAACAATGGACATAGAATCAGATAGGCAGCAGGTTCTTGGAAATTACATGGGACAGGATACGTCTTATGACTCCAAAGGTGTCGAGACTGCGCATTACGACGTGCATGGAAGGATAAAAACGGCAAGATTCAATTTTTTTCTTGTCGCTCCAAACTCTGACATGATTACGGCAATGTACCTCGTGTTGCAACGCGCTCTTGCAGAAGGCGAAACTCCCACCAGCAATGAACCATATATTATTCCCTATGAACAAATGGGAATTACTGACTTGTCTTATTCCGGTGGAGATCTTCGTCCTGATCAGAATTTTCTTCCAAATGTTGCATTTGCCAGAACACTTAGTGTCACTTGTAGCTATATACATCAATGGAGAGGTAGTTCCTTTGGAAAATATGGATTTGCCTCAAGCATTGAATTGGGTACGGTGAACACATAAAATAGAATTGGAGAAAAAAAATGGCAAGATCCAGAAAGGCATCAGTTCCTGATGCATTAAGTGAGGAAACAATTATGGAAGATGCACCAATTGAAGAAATTCCAACTGAAAACACAGAGGAAGAAATTTCTGTGCCATCGAAGGAAGAAGAAGAGGAAGCGTTGCGCGAACACTTGTTCTTCCTTACGAGAGGAAGAACTCCGGTTCCTGTTCAACCAATGGCTGAGTGGATTGGAGATCCTCCTTCAGAGCCGGAACCAGAAAAAGCTTGTTCATTCGATGAATGGATACAGGAATTGAAACATCATTCCCGCCCTTTGCTTGCTGCATTCAGGATCATAGCCACAAGGAACGGATGGTATTACGCGCCCCCTTCATTTTGGGAGCATCAATTTACAAGCTGGATGCATGAACCCATATAAATGAGAAAATAACAAAAAGAAATAACATCAGAAGGAGAACAATATGGCAGTTTCATTTAATGGAGTAACATTGATCGCTCCGGGAGTTGCATCCTACATTGATGACAATAATGCATCATTTGCAGCGGCACCAAGCACTGGACCTGAAATGGTCATCATGGGCGAAGCTGTTCGAGGAGAGCCCGGCAAGCCATTGGCTTTCAGCAATTACAATACCGCACTTGCTTATTATGGAGATCCGAATCCTGTAACCAATCCTTTGGTTTTCGGTCTCAAGAGCGCATTCAATGCTGGCGCTCGAAGAGTCGTTGCTGTGCGAATTGGAAGTCCCATTTCGACAACCACTGCGTCAGGCTCGGCAATTGCCGCAACTGCCTCGCAGGCAACCGCTACGGTTTCGCCTTTTACCTTGACAGCCAATGAATATGGCTATTATGGAAATTCGTGGCTGTTGTCAATTGCAAACTCCTCCAATGGCAAAACAGGATACAAGAAAATCACATTGACCCGTGACGGAGGAGTTACTTTCGTGACGGACAATGTCGGGTTGGACCTGCTCAAGCTTGAGTATATCAACAATGATGGAATAAATAATGTCGATGCGCAGGCAAACCTTACATCCCGTATTCCAAAGGTAAAGATAACAAGTACGGGAATAGAATTGACAGCAACATCAGGAAATCCCGCACAAACATCCACAGTAACAGCAGGAAATATTCAAGCTGGAAATACTTACACAATATCTTCTAACCCGACTCCATCAGACATCACAAAGACAGCATCAATATCAGGCAACGCATTGGTTGCCAATTCGGCAATGACCATTGGAACAGTCACTGCAGGAACGAACGTGATTGCTGCAACATCGGCAAATACTGTTTCTCGATCCGGAACTACAGTAACCGGAACAGGATTTAACGGCATTATGACTGAAGGGAAGATTACCTTTGCAGATGGAGGAACATTCACTGGTTCAATTTCCGGAACAACGCTGACTGTTACTTCCGCCTCAGCCACTCTTGCCGTAGGCACGGCGTTTGCGGGAACTGGAGTTCTTCCCGGAACAAAGATCAGCGCATTCGGAACAGGATCCTCTGGTGTTGGCACATATACATTGCAAGTAAATGGTGTCAGTACCAATCAGACTGTTGCATCAACAACAATGGTGGTTTTTTCAACCGTTGCAACGATTGTTAGTGTCACAAATGCGACAACCCTTGTTACGGACACAAGTGGAGCTATTGCATCCTGTCAGTATTCCATCGCTTATGGATGGACGTATTCCCTTACTGGGGCATTGGTTTCCAATGGAATAATCAATGCGACTTCTTCAATGAGCGTGGGAACATTATCTACTGCAAATGTTGCCAATAACGGAATAACGACAAATGGAACATTGTGGACGGTTGTACATGACGGTTCATACAGGTTTCCTCCGGGAACTTTGGTAAAGTTGTCGAACTTTGCTAACACTAGCTACAATGGTACGTATGTGGTAAACACAAGTGTTTCCAGCACATCATTCACCATTGCAAACACTACCGCTCTTGCAAGCTCCGGAACGGGAACAATAACTGCTGTTTCTTCCCTCGGTGTAAATCCTGTCATTTCATCGGTAACAGATGACGGCACGGCATACACGATCAATGTAAGTGTTGCGGGGCAGACAGGATATGGAGTTCCGACTGCGCCCGTTGCTCCCATCGCTGCGGTTGTAGACAAGGTAACGTTTGCCACCAGTTATGCAACAGACTTCAAGTTGCTGGGATCCTCATCTAACATAGTGGGAACCAGTTTCCTGGCAAGCGCAACAGGAGGAAAGGGAACAGGTCAGGCCACTTTCACAAGTGTTCCTGCAAGCATTCCGGGATCGAATTTCAAACTGGATGATACTGCCAATCAATTGACGTGGGAAAAATACCCTCAAATTTCTTCACTTATACAAAAAGTCAATCAATGGTATCTTGCAAATGGAACTGGTTGGAAATTGTCTCTTTCTTCTGGAAATCCAGACGCTGGATTTTTTTCATCAAATCTTGATTTGCTTGATGAAACAGTAGTGCCAAGCTCTTCAGCAATTGTCTTGAATTCCAGTGTTGCAAACACTGTATTGAGAGGCAATGTATATAGCATCTATCAGGCATTGATCGGTAGTGTGTTTTCTCCGCATTTTTCCGTTGCAAAATCAGGCAATGCGTCATCGATAGCCAACGGAGTGTATGGATTTTCTGGCGCGGTACAGAGTGCAGTTACTGCCTATCATTGGGATTATGCATTGACACAACTTGAAAGTGCAGAAACGGTTGAAATCATATGTCCTATGACCTCCAATCAAGTCATTCAATCTGCAGTGCTTGAGCATTGCAAGAATATGGCGCTTCCAACTGGAAAGAAAGAGCGATTTGCGGTTTTTGGTGGTCCGGCAGGACAAAGTGTTACATCTGCCAAAACGCTTGCTTCCTCATTCAATGACAAGCGCGCCGTTGTTGTCTGGCCGGGAATCAAGGATTATGACAACGATGGCAATCTCGTGACATGGGCTCCGACATATCTCGCTCCATATATTGCTGGCCTTCTTTATTCGCAGCCAGATCCGTCAATTCCTCTTACAAACAAGACAATCAATGTGTTGGCATTGGAAACAATTGCCAAGCCTGCAGATATTGATGATCTTGTTTCAAATGGTGTGCTTGCAATAAAGTATGAGGCTTCTCGTGGATTTGTCATCTCCCAGTCATTGACAACATGGACAGGGGATACTCGTTATGTCAGACGTGAAATCAGCACAATGCGTTGCGCCGATATTGTCATGAAAAATGTCAGGAACTCCGTACGGAATCTTGTTGGATCGCGTCTGGATGGAGCGCTCATTCAAGAGATCTCCAGAAGAGTAAATACAACTCTTATTTACGCTACAGACGCAGGATTGATTGTTGGCAATGCATCCAATCCGTCGTATAAAAATCTTGATGTTCGCACCGTTGGCGATGCGATATATGTGGATTTCTCAATAAGTCCGGCAATTCCCGCAAATTATCTGCTCATCACCGCACATATTCTATAAAAAAGGAAAAATGAAATGTCAACAACTGCAAAACTTTGGAATACGGGAGTACGCACAGGCGGTAAAGTAGTCATCTACATGGATAATTATCCAATCGCATTTGCACAATCAGCTCGTTTTCGAGACGATTATGGACTTGAACCGGTAAACGTGATTGGCCAGCTTCAGACCATTGAGTACGTTCCGATGCATGCACGTCACGAAATCACCATTTCAGTTCTCGTCTTGAGAGGAACGAGTCTTTCAAAATTGGGTCTTGAACCCACAGGAGCTGGATCCTTTGGTCTTCTGCAGGCAGGAGGAGGAAAAAAGACACTGGGAGATGGGTTCATGGAAATGGATCCGTCGTCTGCATACTACAACAAGCAAGTGTCAGAGTATGGCAAAACCAGTAAGGATACGGCTGCGGACAATGATGACCTCCTTCCTGCGAGTGATGTCGGCACAACAAGAAACATTATTAGTGGGCCAGATTCCAGCAAGGATTTGTCCCAGGTTTGGCGAGTCATTCATTCCAAGGTCTTTGACATTGAAGTCAAGGATGCTCAATTGTACACAGGTGCCGAGGCAACTGCCAACGCTTCTGGATCGGAGATAGCTGCAGCTGCTGCATCTGCAGGTGCACCTGCGGTAAACAAATGGCCAAGAACAATTGTGAAATACAAAGATTGTTTCTTTGCGGGTGGGGATCTGAATATTGATGCAAATCGCGTTCTCATGCATAATGTAACGTTTTATGCAAGAGACAAGGATGCCACAAACAGCTCTCTGTTCTCCAGACCTTAACATGTTTTTGTCGCAAGCATTCACAAAAACCATCCGGACTTCCGGATGGTTTTTGTGTTATACTGAGGATGCATTTCGCAAGGAGAAATACATTGAGCGAAGAAACATCACCTACCATTAATAAAGAAAGCATTACGGCTGTCATTGCAAAAGCTTCGGAAATTCCAAAGATTTCCTACACAAAAGATTCTATTCCATATGATCCTTCAAAATGCCACGAGATTGAGGGCCCATGCGGAACAATCGGCGTGGTCAGGGGACATCTTAATCTTCAAAGGACAGCAGGAAAAGCGGTTGCCCTTGCCTTGCAAGGAACAACCGTTGATCAACGCACATATGAAATGACATGGATGTCTATCATGCTTCAGATGGTTACACAATCTCCCGGATATCTTCCGGCATATTGCAATGGAAATATTGACAAATTCCTGGAAAACATTTACGAATTTGATGACTTGTCTCATTATTATCGTGAGTGGGAATCATGGAGGGGATCTTTTCGAGTTTCCAGACCCGGCAAGTGAAAAATTCATCAAGAAACAGGCACTTATTGATGTCCTTTCTTCCGACATTCTTGAGTGGTACAGAATTCAATACAATCTTCCGATAAATGATCCTCGGTTTGTCGAAGTTTCCGAAGAAGAGGCCATGAAGGATTTTTACAGAAGGCAATATTATCATGAAATACAATGTGGTTTGCGTGATTTTAAAAACCAAAACATAGAATTTAACATGCCATCTTTCATATTGTTGAAACAATTCGGAGGAGTGCTTCCTGCTCCCAATGGATTCAAGTACACTGATTCAAACACAATAAGCGCTGAGGAACTGACAAGCAAGAAAAACAATAATAAATTTGAAGACGAAAAACTTGAAAATAGCAATTATGTTCCAGAAGAAAGCATCAATCCCAACATTCCTCCTCATCTCACAGCTCCAGTCCGGGCTTCACATGGAGGAATGGTAAAAAATGAAGAAAGCGAATTCGGTCTTGATGATGAGGATTTCTGGAAGTGGGTCAAGGAAGAAGAAGAAAAATCTGAAGAAAGATAGATAAATCATGGGCGGATTTTTTCCATTACCTGCGTCAAATCTTACAAAAGGGATTTTGGGTGGTCCTCTTTTGTCTGCAGGTGTAACTACATCTTTTGGAGCCCAAAGTGTCGGTCTTACTGGAGAAGGGTACGAACGTCAGTTTCGTGAAGGGATCGTTGCAGGAAAAAGCAATGATTATGAATTGGGACAATTTTCAAGACAAATTCGCGATTTGGGAATGTCGCTTGTTGATTTTCGCACGAAAGTTCAACAAGTGTCTACTGGACTTGGAACGAGCGTTACAGAACATGTGCGGTTTCTTACTTCTTCCATGCGTGAAGTTCAAGGGTTCACTGACAGCATGCAAAACGCATCACGGGTGATCAGGGCTCGTGATTCCGCGCAGTCTACCATAGAAACGGCTCGTATGACAGGGATGAACCTTACTCAATACGGCCAAAGTGTTGATGCCATGAGGGCGTCAGGATTGATTGGAAACATGGGACAACGCCAAGGATATGGCACTACTGAAATAGGATTCAATCAACAATTTGCCCGTGCAATTGGCATGGGAGGATTTGGGGCTTTGCGAGATCAGGCACTTCAATCTGTTGTAATGGGAGCAATAAGCCAGGTTAGCGCAGGAGGAAGGATGATTGACATTGCCAATTCAATTGGCACGCAAACATCAGTATTTCAAGCCGCAAGAGGATTTACTCTTCCAACAGGAGCGAAAATCGATCCTGATGCTTCAATGCTTACTTTCGGATTACAATCAATACAAAAATTTGACACATCTCTTGTGGCCCGTGGAGCGACGGGATCGATGCAAATTCCAGGAATGATGGTTGCTGGATATGATATGGCTCGGTCTTCATTGATGCAGACAACAAATGAGGAACTGGATTCTGTAACCAATGAACTGAATCAGTACAAGGGAACAGAAGATCAGAATGCCGCGAAAATAGATGAGTTGAATTCTCGCCGGAAAAAACTTCTTGACCAGCAAAAAACATACGGCAACATGACAAATCCAATGGCCATCAACAGGGCATTCAGATCTGGCGACAAAAACCTTCAAGGCGAGCTTGTTGCTTCAATGGCAAAAGCATTTACCGGAAAAGATGATTCAGGATTGCTTGATGATAGCCTTGATAATGACATGATTTTTGGAATCATTTCCCAACAAATGGGAATAGAAGGTGGCGTTCCTGCTGTTCAGGCAATTCTCAAGGCTCGACAAGCGCGATTGGATCCCAAAAACATAGAGGCTGCCAATCGCACAAAAGCCTTGACCAGTGGAATGGCAGGATACAAATCCCTTGGCACGATGTTTGGCTCTGACAATACAAATACAGAATACGCAAGACAGATACAAACATCATTGGAGCCAATATTGAGTTCAGCGGCAACTGGGCAGGACTTCGATACGGAACTTGCAAGTTGGATTGACAGTTCCGGTTTGTACAGTGACGAAAAAACAAAGAATGAATTAAAAAGAAAAGTAAGCAGAACACTGAATGCAACAGAATTTAACGACATGGATGAACTCCGAGCAAGAGATAAGCAGCTTAGCATAATATCGGAATTCAGCAGTGATTCGGAAAGAATTAGAAATGGAGCAGTAAGACCAAATTATGCCGGACAAAATATTCTGACTTCTTCTCAAATTCAAGGAGGAGAATTATACAAGTCATTTGAAATAATTGGAACGGCAACAAATGAGTTTGTTCAAAATTTTCGTGCTGGAGGACAATCACTTTCTGAAACTGTAGCAAATCTAAACAGAACAATAGCCTCCGGCGGCGATGCATTATCCGCAATGATAAAGGTAGTAGGCTCATATGTTGATTTGGGACTCAAGGGAGCATTTGGGGTACCCAAAGCAGCAGCAGACATTTTGAATCCTGAAGGAGCAATCGCAAAAGGAGTAATAACCAATATCCCTGAACTTATGGGCGTAGCTATGGATGAAGCAAAAATAACGCTCGCAAGAAGCGTTGCCCCAAAAGATGAAAATAGAATAGATATAAACACAGGAGGTCCTCGCGCATTTGGTGGTCCTGTTTATGGAGGACTTACCGCATCAATGCAATCAGCAGAAAGTCTTGTTCCCCAGCAAAGATCTTGGAGCATGGCTTCAACGCTTGACGAGGAACATGCATTTGTTCCCAAATATGATTCGTATGTCATGAGCACAAAAGATGTTCGAAACAGCATGAAAGATGTTAATTTCACCAAAGAAGAAATTGATCGAATACAAAATACGTATGGAATGGAATGGTATCAAGACAGAGCCATACTTGCTTCTGCTGCATCAAGACGAGACAATCAGAGACCCATTGATCCCAGACTTATGTTTGCTCTCATGAAAGAGGAAAGTCACTTTGACACAAATGCAAAAAATGCAGACTCCTTTGCAACGGGTTTGTTTCAAGTCCTTGCAAATTCGGAAGAATTACGGAAGCCATTGCTTGATCCAGAAACAAACACTCTCATGGCCGGGAAAATCATGGCTGACAAAATCAGCATGTTTGACAAAATTAGTTACGACAAAGACGGAAACAAACTTGAAATATCTTCATTGACACATACGCAAAACAATGAATTCACGATGGGAAAGACCCGAATATTTGATGTCATTGACAAAACTCTTCTATTGTGGCATGGATCATATGCAAAATCAGGAAAGCCCGGCTTTAGCGATAACGATCCCGAGCATACACTGGCATGGTTGGACAGAATCAGGGACGCTTATAGCGCTCAAGGCGGGAAAAGTCGCGACAGCGGTGCAAAACTCGATGATCTTTTCTGGGACGAAAATGAAGCAAATGAGTTTTTTAATGCTTCGTATCCAAGACGTGCATATGGAGGACAAATTCTTGGTCGACATCCTGTCATTGTCGGAGAAAAAGGGCCTGAGGTTTATGTTCCTGGAGGCAGCGGAAGCATCCTTCCCAATAATTTCCTCGCCAATCTCAACAACCGCGGAGAACAGATTGAAAAATCCATTTCCCATAAGATGACTATTGAATTTGTCACTTCATCTGGAGATTCACTCGGAAGCACAGAAATTGATCTTATGTCTGCAATCAGTCATTATGCAATACTCAATCCAGCAAAACAGATTGCGAGGATGTCGTGATTTCTTTTCGCCAGTCTCCAAGCGATGAGGTTTCATCATTCGATTCTTCAAAAAAAGTCAGAACAATATCTCAAAGAATTACCATTGGGAAATATGATATTTCAGAATTTGTGTTGCGCGGAAAAACAACAAAGGCTCTCGGAAATCCTGCAGGAGTATGGCAATTGGAGCTTCGACCATCCATACTCAACGGTACCGTGGTAAATCTTGGCGATATCAATGTAAATGACGTATGTGAAATACGATTGGGAGTCATAAGAGACAACATAAAGGACCCTCCAGTAATTATGCGAGGACTCGTTGATTCAATTCGTATAACGGAAGCAATTCAAAAAGGAGTTCCTTCACGATCAATCATAATATCCGGAAGGGATTTTGGAAAAATATTTACCGAAAAAAATATTGTCCCGCCAGTTGAATACATCAATGAAATATCAAGATCAAGATTGAAAATGTTTATCAAAACTGGAGTTGACACAGTAGTAAAAAATAATAATGTTGATAATGCAAGTTCACTAACAATGGCAAATGAAAAAAGTGAAATAAAAGCACTTGTTTCTTATGATGAATTTCTAAACAATATTTTTTCAAAAATTCTGTCAAGTCAATTCTTGGGTTTTGACGCAATAAACGAATTAATTGTAAATAACAAAATACAATATGAAATAAATATTCCGGAAAATTCAGGACAAGAAGAATACATAATAAATTCCCAATTTACAATTTTGCAATCACAAGGAATGCTGTGGTCATGGTTATCTGCATTCATTCCTTCTCCCATGTTTGAATTTTTGGTGATTGATTACGACAATAATGATCCAACCGTTGATGAAAAATATCGAGGAAAGACATTCTGTCATTTGCGTTGGGCCCCGTTCCGAAACAAATGGGGATTTTATCCGCCAAAAGGCAGGATCATTGCGGATTCTCTTGCAGAAAACAATGTGAATGTATCTGAATCAAATGATTCGCTATTGCTTCAGACAAATTCCAGATTTTTTAACGAAGAAAATTTTGTCAAAGCAGGAAACAGGGCATTCATTGGAAGAAATGAAATCATTTCAAAAGATTTGCAACGAGATGATAATGACACCAGGACATTTTTTTTCACAAAATGGAGAGACTATGCCATTGACCAGGATCCAAGTTCAGGAAGTCAATTCCCGACAGAGGCGAAAAAATTCGACTGTCGCAGCTCTCCGCAGTTTACCAATTCCAGCGGTCCGGACAATTATGGATTACTGAATTGTTCATTGAACAATGGAAACGATGGATTCAATCCCCTGTACGACATTCTTGGGATGTCAAGATTTGGTTTCAAGCCAATGATTGTTGCGGTTCCTTTCTGGAATCAAGGATTTTATAAAGACAAAAACAAGGTTGATGAAAAAAATACCATATCAAGAATATTAGATAATATAAATCAATGGATGTATGATGTGTTTACTCAACAGCACAATATTTTTTCTGGAACAATTGTAATGATTGGCAATCCATATGTTCGTATTGGGCAAGAATTATTCATCATTCCGGATTCTGGGAAAAATGCCGAGGCACGCTCAAGTCGAGATGATTACGAAATTTTTTATGTTGAGCAAGTCATGCATTCATGGAGCGTCTATCCTTCGCCAATTTTTCAGACTCAGGTAAAAGTTTCCAGAGGATCGAAAGTTCCTTATGCGTTGACTGGATTGTCTCAAGATATCATGACAGATCCGGGCATGCAATGGGAAGGACTTCCAATCGCGGGAACAAGTCTTGTCACCACATTGCCGTCTCCAGAAAGTCTTCTCGCTGGCTTGTACAATTTTTCATCGCCTGCTGAAACGCAAATTACCGCAGTCGAAGACGTTATTGAGGAAACAAACGAAAACAGCGGAGAAACATACGAATTCAGTTCCATGGATAGCGGAAGTGACACTGGAGGAGCTTTGTAAATGCCTGTCTCTCCGGCATACTCCGGTCAATCTGCAATACAGAATATTGATATCGGCAATCGACCTCCCGTTTCAAATTTCATTATTGCCCGAATAATTTCAATAAATACGCAAAACACAACAATAAATTGTGTTGGAGAAGGCACGCAACAAGGCGTGCAATGGCAAAATGTTCCTGTCCTGAACACTGTCTATTCACAAAAAGAAGGAAGAAGTTGGCTTCCGCTTGTTGATCCGAGCAAACAGACGACTGATGATTTAATAGCAAAACCCACAGGAACTCGTGATGCATACGCAATGCTTTGTTTTGTTGAAGGAAATGCATCCATTCCAGTTTGCGTAGGATTTATTTCTCCCGGATTGAATGAACTTTCTTTTAATGAACCCGGAACAAGGATAGACAGGCATTACAGCAATGTTTATGAAAGACTTACTGCAACTGGAAAATACGAAATGGTATTTCCAGACAAAACATATTTCCTTGTCACTGATGCTGATGGCCTAGATGTTCCTGACAATCTTGAAGCAAAAAATGCCTACAATGTCACGAATCCCTGGAACATTCCTTTTGACAGGGAAAGAAAAATAGTTCTTGGTTCTTCGCGAGGAAATACATTGTCTTTGGGAAACAAAGGATTTGTTGTTACCTCAAAATCAGACGGTCAAGACAGTGCATTTCAAACAACACTTTTTGATTCATACGGAATAAGAACGTCTGGGACAATATATTTCAATGACGTTTCTCTTTCTGATGTGACGCAATCACAAATAAACAATTCTATTTCTTCAGTGTTCAACAATGGAACATTGCCATCGCTATCTGGATCTACATCTACTCCAATGAGCCTGAACGTTTCCGGCGCGAGCATTGCAGATGGATCAATTTCTCTTGCAAAACTTGACACGACGGTTGCGACATATGCCCAACTTCTTTCAACTAGCGCCACGATATATACCAGCATCAATAATTTGCAGGCAAGCACTCAAGCAAATCTTCTCGCGGCAACAACTTCACTGCAATCAAATATCAATACTGTGTCAACAAATCTTTCCGCGCATGTGGCAGACACCACGATACATTTGCAGCTTGGAACAACACATACAACTGCTGCGTATGGAGATCATACGCATGATGCCTTGAACACAAATGGATCAGTAACATATGCAACCGGGACGAATATTCTTTCTGTTTCTTCGACTTCGAATTCAGCCGGAACATCGGCAACCGTTGCAAGAGGAGATCACGCGCATGGCTTGAACATTGTCGCGTTATCCGCAATACCCGGAAACATCACCATAGGCGCAACTGCCAGCACAGGAACATCAACGATTGCGTTTGCCCGAGCAGATCACGTACATGGCACTCCAAGCACATGGACTCCATCAACACATACGCATGCAGCACTTTCAAACACATCAAATTCAATAAATTTGAATTCCGACGGAACAATGGATATCACCGGTTCCTCGATAAATCTTACTGGTACATTGAACATTAATGGAACATCTTTGCAGAATATCATTCGGGCAAATCAAACCGATCAAAGTTATCTTCTTTTTGCGACCACAAATGACAATATAAACAGAACGTACCTTACAACAAGCGGTGGAACATACGTAACAAGCATTTTGTCTGGAACAAACCATGTCGTTGTTTCTCCCAATCAAGTTTGGGCATTTGTCGTTGATGTGGTTGCAAACGCACAATCAGGAACAAGCGGTGGAAGATGGACAGTCAATGGATTGCTCAGGAAAGGAAACACCATTGCTTCTACGCAATTTATTGGCACTCCAATGGCAACAACCGTCTCCGTTGATGCTCCGTTTGCCAATGCGGCAATTTATGTTGACATTGAAAATTCTTCTTTTGGATCATTGGTCATTTCTGTAATTGGAATTGCCTCCACATCGGTAACATGGGGTGCGGTGGTAACCATAAAGGGTGCGTACAATAATGCAAGTTCAACAGCGTATTCTTCCTATCCGATTCAGTCAATACCACCAGTTTCCGCATCAACCTCATACGATTTCACAACATACATGTTGCAAACTTCAACGTCTTCAAATGAAATTGCCACAATGACCATGGATGGATATTCTGTTTCTTCAGCTAACATGCCCGTGCTTGCCAATAATAGTGCATGGTTTGCCAAAATGACCATCATAGCAAACGCATCAGGCGTTTCTGCTGGAGCATGGACAATTTCAGGAATATATCGTCGCGCATTAGGTCCAGGCACAATAACTTTTGTTGGACCATTGACCTATGAACAACTCACTGACACTGCTCTTGATAATGCAAATGTAAGTGTTGACACAGATACAAACTTGGGTGCAGTGTCCATTTCTGTTCTTGGCGTGACAAACACTTCAATAAAATGGCTTTCAATTATTGAGGCAACAGAAATAACTTAGGTGCTGTAAAATAAAACAAATACTGAAATTGGAGAAATAAAATGGTTACATTTGTTGGTACAAACAAATCTCTCTTTAGCGTGCCACTTGAAGGCATGGACGCAACAGTTGATGGATCTTACAAAGATGGGTTGATTCTGAAGCGTGATGGACAAGCAGGAAGTTCACTTTCCGGAACTGGTCATGCCGTTGCAACTGTCAAGGCGATGACAGTGACAGGCAGTCCTGCTGTAGCATATGGACTGTATCTGAATGCGCCAACAGGAGCGACAACCAATTATGCACTGTACACCACTGGAGCGGTTTCACTGGGAACGATCAGCACGGGAACATGGAACGCCACGATCATTGGTGCCTCCTATGGTGGTACAGGAATCAATAACGGTTCGAATACAATCACTGTTGGTGGAAACATCAATACAGCCAACGCATTCACAACTGCCGGAAATTATGCGCTGACACTTACCACTACCAACACGACAAGTGTCACGCTTCCAACGTCGGGAACGCTGGCCACCCTGGCTGGCACGGAAGCCCTGACGAACAAGAGCGTCAACGGGTTGACCATCACGAGCACCACGGGAACACTTACCGTTGCCAATGGCGGCACACTTGCAACGTCTGGTGCATACAGCACGACATTGACGGCTACCGGAGCGACAAACGTGACGCTTCCAATATCAGGAACGCTGGCCACCCTGGCTGGCACGGAAGCCCTCACGAACAAGACCGTCAACGGATTGAATGTCACCACGACCACGGGAACGTTGACCATCGCCAGTGGTGGCACACTTGCAACGTCTGGTGCATACAGCACGACATTGACGGCTACCGGAGCGACAAACGTGACGCTTCCAATATCAGGAACGCTGGCCACCTTGGCTGGCACGGAAGCCCTCACGAACAAGACCGTCAACGGACTGACCATCACCTCGACAAATGGAACATTGACCCTTGCAAACGGAAGCTCGATCATTACTTCTGGTGGAAATTCGATCACTTTTGTTTCCACTGGAACGACAAGTGTTACATTGCCAACAAGCGGAACTCTTGCTACCCAAGCGTATGTTGATGCCGTAAAAGTAGGATTGGATGTCAAGGATTCGGTTCGTGTTACGACAACAACGAACATTGCCTCGCTCAATTCGACAATGACAATCGATGGAGTCTCGGTTGTTGCCGGAGATCGTGTTCTTGTCAAGGATCAAACTACTGCTGCAGAAAATGGTATTTACGTTGTTGTCTCTGGAGGAGCATGGACACGCGCAACTGATTTTGACACTAGTCAGAAAGTAACACCGGGTGCATTTGCCTTCGTTGAAGAAGGAACTACTTATGCAGACACAGGATGGGTATTGACAAACAATGGCGCAATTACCGTAGGTACAACAGGACTGTCGTTTACGCAATTTTCAGGAGCAGGATCGATTCTTGCTGGAACAGGATTGACCAAGACTGGTAATACCCTTTCGATTGATTCTACCGTTGTCACACTGACAGGAACACAAGCCCTTACCAACAAAACCGTCAATGGATTGACCATTACGTCAACATCTGGCGGAACATTGACATTGGCGAACAACAGTTCCTTGGTGACCGCCGGTGCATACAGCACGACATTGACGGCCACTGGAGCGACGAACGTCACATTGCCCACATCGGGAACGCTGGCCACCTTGGCTGGCACGGAATCCCTCACGAACAAGACCGTCAACGGGTTGACCATCACGAGCACCACGGGAACACTTACCGTTGCCAATGGCGGCACACTTGCAACGTCTGGTGCATACAGCACGACATTGACATCCACCGGAGCGACAAACGTCACATTGCCCACATCGGGAACGTTGGCCACCCTGGCTGGCACGGAATCCCTCACGAACAAGACCGTCAACGGGTTGACCATCACGACGGGAGGAACTGCAACGCTGAACATTGCGAATGGAGGATCGCTTGTCACCAGTGGGGCGAATTCCATCACGTTCGTTTCCAACGGACCGACATCAGTCACAT